ACAAAAGACAATTAATTTTGTTAATACCTACTACGATAAATCTGTCAGTGATGATGATGTTGCTGATGCAATTGCTATCGGTCATTGGGCTATTAACAATTGGGAGAAGGTTGACAAAAGTAACAATGGCTAGTAAACTGTATATGAATGAGAACTGGTTGCGTAAACGTTATCACGTAGATCGTAAGACACCAGAAGATATTGCCAAAGAGTGTGGGGTATCTGTAGAAACAGTCTATGTTTATCTTGCAAAGTTTAAATTAAGAAAATCAAAACGATAGGAAATAATGAAAGAGTACAGCAGTAAAGAGAGTCTAGCATTTGACGACATCCTTCTTGTCCCACAGCATTCGGACATTAGGAGTAGAAAAGATGTACGTTTGCTATCATCGATAGGGTCTTCAGTAAGATCTCTTAGTCTAAGAAACCCCATTATTGCAGCACCTATGGATACTGTATGTGAGTGGGAAATGGCAGCAGCTATTAGATCAAATGGTGGCTTTGGCATTCTTCACCGATACATGCCAATTGAAAAACAAGCGATAATGGTTCAGATGGCTAAAGCAAACGGTGCCAGCGTTGGTGGCTCGGTCGGTGCAACAGGCAGGTATCTTAATGATGCAATTACCCTTGTAGGGGCAGGAGCATCTTTGATTCTTGTAGACACAGCAAACGGTCACAGCCAGTATACTATCGATGCTGTAAAAGCTTTGCGTAAGACATTTGGTTTTGAGACTCACATTATGGCTGGAAATGTTTCTACATGTGAAGGTTTTGAGGCCTTGCAAGATGCAGGTGCTGACTCTATTCGTGTAGGCATTGGTGGTGGATCGGTTTGTACTACTAGGATTGTTAGTGGTCATGGGGTGCCAACACTAGCATCAATCCTAAACATTCGTGAGCGTTTTTCTTATGGTACTGGTGCATCAATCATTGCAGATGGTGGCATTAGAAACCCTGGAGATGCAGCCAAAGCTCTTGCAGCAGGTGCAAATGCGGTTATGCTAGGAGGTGCTCTAGCAGGCACTGACGAGTCACCAGGAGCCGTTGTAGACGGCTACAAGGTATTCAGAGGCATGGCATCTAAAGAGGCTCAGGAGGACGGCAAGGGCTTTGTTTCAGGTGTTGAGGGTATCTCTACCACTGTTCCATATCGTGGAAGTGTAGAGTCAGTAATTAATGAATTTAGAAGCGGTATTGCAAGTGCTATGTCTTATACTGGTGTAGATAATCTAAAAGACTTTGCAACTGAAAGTCTGTATACTAGAATTACACATTCTGGTTTTGCTGAAAGCAAGCCACATGCAAAGGAGAAATAATGGGTCGCCCTCGTAAAGTTATTTTTGGAAAGCCAACAAGGCCTCCAGTTGAGTTTAGTCGTGAATACGAAGCGGTATTACCAAATGGTAAAACAATTACTGCTGGTGAACTTATTAAGATCATGGGCGAGTACGGTACTACATTTACCTTTACATCTCTTACAACCAATGTAGAGACTGGCGTTTCTTGGATTGAGTGTAGAGAGATGAACAAGGGGCAGATCGGTGCTTTCCGTGCTTTCTACATTGATCGTGTAAAGAAGTTGCCTGTAAGGAGGAAGAAACTTGTCAGACGAACAGAAGATAGTTGAGCATCTTGACGAAGTAAACAAGGTTGTGGGTAAGTACCTAGAAGGTAATGATCCTACACAAATTTCTAAAGAGCTTTCGATTCCAAGGCAAAAAGTTGTTGCACACATTAAAGAGTGGCAATACATGGCTGCAGATAATGCAGCTATTCGTGCTCGTGCAAAAGAAGCACTCGTTGCTGCAGATACACACTATACTAAACTAATTCAAAAAGCATACGAAGTTATTGACGATGCTACTACAACTGCTAATCTTAGTGCAAAGAATGCTGGCATTAAGCTGGTCCTGGACATTGAGTCTAGACGCATTGAGATGCTACAGAAGGCTGGTCTTCTTGAGAACAAGGAGCTTGCTGAGGAAATGCTAGAGATCGAAAGGAAGCAAGAGGTTCTTGTTAATATTCTAAAAGACATTGCTTCTGAGTACCCACAGGTTCGTGATGAGATTATGCGTAGGCTTTCTAATGTAGCAAAAGAGAGCGAGGTAATCACAGTTGTCAGAGATGTTCAGTGAGTTCCTTGAAGTTCTGAAGGCAGACAACTTTATCGAGACTCCAGTAGACGCTAAGACATTTGTAGAGGGCGAAGACTTTCTTGGTCAGCCACAACTTTCTGAAACTCAGTATGACATCGTTGAGGCAATGAGCCAAATCTATAAGCTTGAAGATTTAGTAGATCTTCTCGGTGCCGAAAATGGAGCCAGGTACTATAAAAAATATACAAAGAATGAAGTTATTCTACAGCTTGGCAAGGGTAGTGGAAAAGACTTTGTGTCTACAGTAGCATGTGCATATATCGTATACAAACTTTTATGCCTGAAAGATCCAGCACGATACTTTGGTAAACCATCTGGTGACGCTATTGATATTATTAACGTAGCCATTAACGCACAACAGGCTAAGAACGTGTTCTTCAAAGGCTTCAAGACTAAGATTGAAAGGTCTCCTTGGTTTGCTGGAAAGTTTTATGCTAAGGCTGACTCTATTGAGTTTGATCATGCAATTACGGTTTACTCTGGTCACTCAGAACGAGAGAGCCATGAGGGACTAAACCTTATCCTGGCAGTTCTTGATGAGATTTCTGGTTTTGCTCAGGAGGTTGCAACTGGTAATGATCAAGGTAAGACTGCTGACAATATCTACAAGGCATTCCGTGCATCAGTAGACTCGCGTTTCCCAGACCTTGGGAAGGTGGCACTACTGTCTTTCCCTCGTTATCCAGGAGACTTTATTTCTCAGCGTTACGACGATGTAATTGCTGAAAAAGATTCTATTCAAAAGACTCACAAGTTTATTATGAATCCAGACCTTCCAGAAAATGCTGAGGGTAACAGTCTAGAGATTGAGTGGGAAGAAGATAACATTATTAGTTATAAGTACCCAGGAATTTTTGCACTAAAAAGACCAACATGGGCAGTAAATCCAACAAGAAAAGTTGATGATTTTAAGCTAGCATTCTACACTGATCTGGGAGACGCTATGCAGAGATTCGCTTGCATCCCTACATTTTCTTCTGACAGATTCTTTAAGCAGACAGAAAAAGTTAGATCTGCGATGTCTTTACGAAACCCTCTTGACCAGCACAGAAGGTTTGATAGTACGTTTGTGCCAGACCCAGACAAGAAGTATTTTATACATGCTGACCTTGCACAGAAGCATGACAAATGTGCTGTAGCAATTGCCCATGTAGATAAATGGGTAAACATTCAAGTAATCAAGGACTACCAGCAGGTAGCACCAATCGTTGTTGTAGACGCTGTAGCCTGGTGGGAGCCAAAGGTAGAAGGCCCAGTTAATCTTTCTGAAGTAAAGCAGTGGATTCAGAACCTTCGTCGTTTAGGTTTTGATATTGGAATGGTTAGCTTTGACCGCTGGCAGTCGTTTGATATTCAGAATGAGCTGAAGCAGGTTGGAATGAGAACTGAGACTGTGTCTGTTGCTAAGAAGCACTATGAAGATATGGCTATGCTTATTTATGAAGACAGACTTGCTATGCCAGCAATTGATCTATTGTTTGAAGAGCTTACAGAACTAAAGATTATGAGGGGCAACAAGGTTGACCACCCAAGGAAGTCTTCTAAGGACCTTGCAGATGCTGTTTGTGGTGCTATTTACGGAGCAATCTCTCATACGCCAAGACTAACAGAGCAGGTTGTAGAGATTCACACATTTAAAGATAGGCCAAAATCCAAAGTTGACGAACAGGCAAACAACGTGATACAATATAAACCTATGCCAGATAAGGTTAAGAGCTATTTGGAAAACTTTGATTTAATTTAGGCTGGTATAATGGATATAATATACTTCTCAAACCGTTCTGGCAACACCAAACGGTTTGTTGAAAAGTTGGGGTATGATAGATCGTACTCAGTTGAGCAGCTACCATTTGCTACTCGTGAGTACGTTCTTTTTGTACCAACTTATGGCGGTGGCAAAAGCGATTATGCCATCCCAAGACCAGTAGCAACCTTTCTAAATATTAAAACCAATAGAGATTTGCTAAGGGCAGTTGTAGGATTTGGCAATACTAATTTTGGCAAAGACTACTGCAAGGCTGCTAAACTTATTGCCAAGAAAGCAAACGTTCCAATTCTTGGCATGATAGAAATATTCGGAACACCAGAAGATGTAGAAACAATTCGTGAAAGGTTGGAGATTTTTAATGACACAGTATAGTTACCATGAACTAAACGCCATGCTGAATTTGTATGGTCCAGACGGTAAGATTCAATTTGACAAGGACAAGGAGGCAGCCAAGGCATACTTCCTAGATCATGTTAATCAGAACACTGTGTTCTTCCACAGCCTTGAGGAGAAGCTTGACTATCTTGTAGAGAATGAGTACTACGAAAAGGAACTTTTAGATCTTTACGACTTCGACTTTATTAAGTCACGATTTAAGCAGGCGTATGAGGCAAAGTTTAGGTTCCCCACATTCCTTGGTGCATATAAGTTTTATACATCTTATGCCCTAAAGACATTTGATGGAAGACGCTACCTAGAACGCTTTGAAGACCGTGTTGTAATGAACGCTCTTATGCTTGCTAAGGGAGACAAGAAGCTTGCCATTAGTTTGATAGACGAAATTATCTCTGGTCGATTCCAGCCAGCAACTCCAACATTTCTTAATGCTGGTAAAAAGCAGCGAGGCGAATTTGTTTCGTGCTTCCTTCTCCGTATTGAAGACAACATGGAATCAATTGCTCGTGCGATTAACTCCTCACTCCAACTGTCTAAGCGTGGTGGCGGTGTCGCCCTTAACCTTACGAACCTTCGTGAGTTAGGTGCTCCGATCAAAAAGATTGAGAACCAGTCTTCTGGTGTGCTTCCAGTAATGAAACTACTTGAGGATTCATTCTCATACGCTAACCAGCTAGGTGCTCGCCAGGGTGCAGGAGCAGTTTATCTTAATGCTCACCACCCAGATATTCTACAGTTCCTAGACACTAAGCGTGAAAATGCAGACGAGAAGATGCGTATTAAGACGCTAAGTATCGGGGTAGTTATTCCAGACATTACTCTTGAGCTTGCCAAGAACAACGACGATATGTATCTATTCTCTCCATACGATGTTGAGCGTATCTATGGTGTGCCAATGAGCGATATCTCCGTTACTGAAAAGTACCAGGAGATGCTAGACAATCCAGAGATTAAGAAGTCTAAGATAAAGGCTCGTGTACTGTTTGAACGAATTGCTGAGCTTCAGTTTGAATCTGGCTACCCATACATTGTCTATGAAGACACAGTCAATGATGCTAACCCAATTGAGGGTCGCATCAACATGTCTAACCTTTGTTCTGAGATTCTTCAGGTCAATACACCAACTACATACAATGCTGACCTTAGCTACAAAGACATTGGAAAAGACATTTCATGTAACCTAGGATCATTAAACATCGCAATGGCAATGGAGTCGCCAGACTTTGCAAAGACCATTGAGACCGCTGTACGAGCACTCACAGCCGTTGCTGACCTATCCTACATCGAGTCCGTAATGTCAATTGCAGAGGGTAACAAGAAGGCTCGTGCTATTGGTCTAGGCCAAATGAACCTTCATGGATATCTAGGTAAGTCTAAGATCCACTACGGTAGTGAAGAGGGTATTGACTTTACTAATATCTATTTTTACACGGTACTGTACCATGCCCTGAAAGCATCTTCAAAGATGTCACAGGAGACTGGAAGCCCATTCGAAGGCTTTGAGAAGTCTAAGTATGCCAGTGGAGAGTTCTTTGACAAGTACATCAACCAGGAATGGAAGCCAGCTACTAAGAAGGTAGAGAAACTATTTAAAGATGCAAACATTCATATACCGAATCAGCATGATTGGGAGAATCTATCTAAGTACGTTAAGAAGCATGGTCTGTACAACCAAAATCTACAGGCTGTTCCCCCTACTGGCTCTATCAGTTATATTAATAACTCTACTAGTTCTATTCACCCCATTGCATCACAGATCGAGATTCGAAAGGAAGGAAAGCTAGGTCGTGTTTATTACCCTGCACCATTCCTTAACAACGATAACCTTGAATATTTCCAGGATGCATATGAAATTGGACCAGATGCAATTATTGATACCTATGCTGCAGCAACTCAGCATGTTGACCAAGGTCTTTCTTTGACCCTGTTTTTTAAAGATACTGCAACTACTCGTGATGTAAACAGAGCACAGATTTACGCATGGAAAAAGGGTATTAAAACTATTTACTACATTCGTATTCGCCAGTTAGCTCTAGAAGGTACAGAGGTTGACAATTGCGTGTCATGTATGCTATAAAGGAAGGATGGATAAAATGATTACAAGACCAGTTAACTGGAACAAGATCGAAGACTCTATTGATTTAGAGGTCTGGAATAGATTGACAGCAAATTTTTGGCTACCAGAAAAGGTGCCACTTTCAAATGATGTTCAGTCTTGGGCAACACTTCATCCAGATGAGCAAGAGCTAACAATGAGAGTATTCACAGGGCTTACCATGCTTGATACTCTGCAGGCAACTGTAGGAGCCATGACACTAATGGGTGATGCTCGTACACAACATGAAGAGGCAGTCATTACAAATATTGCATTCATGGAATCTGTACATGCAAAGTCATACTCAAGCGTGTTCTCCACGTTGTGCTCTACAACAGATATTGATGAGGCATTTAGGTGGTCTGAGGACAACCCATTCTTGCAAAAGAAAGCTGAAATTGTTTTATCAAGATACCTTGGAGACGACCCACTCAAACGAAAGATTGCATCTGTTCTACTAGAGTCATTCTTGTTTTATAGTGGATTCTACCTACCAATGCACTGGTCGAGTCGAGGAAAGCTAACAAACACTGCTGACCTTATTCGTCTTATCATTCGTGATGAGGCTGTGCATGGATATTATATTGGATACAAATTTCAGCAGGCATTCCAGGAAGCTTCTGCTGACAGACAGGAAGAGCTATCAAACTATGCCTATGAGTTGCTTATGGAACTTTATGATAACGAAGTCCGATATACAGCGGATCTGTATGATTCGCTCGGCTTAACGGAAGATGTAAAAGCGTTTATCCGTTACAATGGGAACAAGGCACTAATGAACTTAGGCTTTGACCCACTATTTCCAAAGGAAGCAACAGATGTTAACCCATCTATTCTTTCTTCTCTATCTCCAAACTCAGACGAGAACCATGACTTCTTTAGTGGGTCTGGCTCCTCTTATGTGATTGGTAAACATGAATCAACAACTGACGATGATTGGGATTTCTAATGGCTAAAATGGAATTCAACGACTGGGCACAAATTGGTATTGACCAGGGATGGATTAGCGAAGGATTTTGTCATACTCATGACGGTGATCCATATATGACGGATGATGAGATGCAGGATTGGGAAGAGGGCGGAGATCCATGTTGCCCTGTATTTAAAATTCTGATATAATAAAAGACCCCCTGCCCCTAGCATGACTCATAAGAACCATTCACTGGGGCAGGGACTGGGAATGTTGCATAGTGGTAGTGCCTCAGTCTTCCAAACTGAAGGTGAGAGTTCGATTCTCTCCATTCCCTCCAATGATACAATTAACTATGGAAAAAATTTTAATATTAACAGATGCATGGTCGCCTCAAACAAACGGGGTAGTTACAACACTAAAAAATTTAGTAAAACAACTTGAAAAGAAATACGATGTATATGTAATACATCCAGGACTATTCAAGAGTATCAACCTTTCTTTTTATAAAGATATATCGTTGGCTATACCAATAAGTATTTTTAAGATGATCGATGATTACGATCCTGATTATATTCACATTGCCACTGAAGGCCCAATCGGTCTGTCTGGCAAAAATTATTGTCAAATAAAAAAGAAAAAGCACAATACAAGTTTTCACACAAACTTTCCGCACATGATGAAAGATCTCTTTTACATTCCAGAAGACATTACATGGGAAACAATGAGATGGTTTCACGAATCGAGTGAAAAAATTTTAGTAACAAACAAAGATGTAAGGGATACTCTAAAGGATAAGAGGTTTAAAAATAAACTTGTTGTTTGGTCTAGAGGAATAGACAGCTCTAAATTCTTTTTTAAAGAGAAGAAGACCAAGTCTGAAAAAACAGTTCTTCTATGTGTAAGCAGAGTAAGCAAAGAAAAAAACTTAAAACAGTTTTGCAAGCTTTCTTTAGATCAAAAGTATGAGTGTATATTAATTGGTGATGGTCCTTACTTAGAAAAACTTAAAGCCAAATATCCAGGGGTAAGGTTTGTTGGCAAAGTGG